ACATTAGGATTAATAATTACAGCATTAATATTAGGCTTAACCTTTTGGTTATACAGAGATGATATAAGGTAATGCCACTAAGCAGATTTGGTAGAAGACATAAACACACCTTTGGTAAGAAGAAAGAAAAATGGGATGGAGACTTTAGAAAACCACCTAAACCTAATTCTTACTATGTACAAGAAAAAGGAATATGCCGATGGTGTGGTGATAAGATTATTGAGAATGGTGTCCACAAAACAAGAAAGACATGGCACGAAAAGTGTGCCACTCAATACATGATAATCTACCATTCTGGTGAAGCAAGAAAACACATATGGTTACGAGACAGAGGCAAGTGTAAGGGTTGTGGTAAACAATGTACAAGAAGAGGTTGGGACTTAGACCATGTTAAACCATTGATGGAACAAAAGGGTAAAGCAGAAAAAGAATTAGATTGGTCTTACTACTGGTTGGATAATATGCAAACTTTATGTAAACCGTGTCACAAAGAAAAAACCAAACAAGATAGGAAAAATAATGCTTGACATTAATACATTATCTTTGTATATTAACACGGATAAATTAAATGGTTATCGTTCTCCAAAGAATTTGAATCTCAATAGGGATTCTATCGGGGCAAGGTTCTTTATTTCCTTTCTTCCTTGCCCCACTAATTTAAATAATAATAACAATGAGGTATAATAATGAAGAAGAAGAAAATAGACTTGTCACAGTTCATGTTGGATGACGCTGACTTAAAACAAATGAGGCATCTTGATAAGAAAACAATGAAAACAGATCCTAATTATCAACAGAATAAGAGAGTAAATCTCGAATATTATAACGAGTCCGACTTAGAGGACATCGGTGTTGATGATTATTCTGATTGTGACGGTCGTGAAGAACTTGAAACCCTTGGCGACATTGGAATGGATATATATTAAATATCCATTTTTTCTATCGCCATAATCTATTTATGAGTATGGAGATAACAAAAAATCAAATAGTAGATGTTATTAATTTAATGATGACTCGTTTAGATAGTTTAGAAAATGAACAAACTAAACAAAAAGAATATATTGCTCAGATTAAAAAGAGAATGTTGGAATTAAATGATTTCATAAATGATGTCATAGACATTGTTGAAGATGAAAATTATAGTGACTCCGAATCTATAGAAAAAACTATGGAAATATATTCACAGATGAAGGCTAAACTCAATAAATTAATAAGCGATTCCGAGCTAGAAAATATGGATGTTAAGCAACTAATGAGCCAGATAATTGGAGAATCATAATTGATTCAAGAGCACCTTAATTGTTACATTTAATACTTACAATATTTTTAGGAATGACCACACTTTTCATAAGTGTGTTATTTTTCTATGCATTAAAGCGTATAAACAGCTATGAAAACATAATACTAAAAGTAAACGATACAATAGAATTTATAAACCATCAACTTAAAATAATAGATGATAAAGGTCACTTTGAAGCAGATGATGAGGTTGGATTTTTCTTTGAGGAGATGAAACAACTTGGTCAAGAATTAGAACAATTATTTGAAACAGAGGTTGAAGATGGCAGTAAAGAAGAAGAGAAGAAAAAAGAGTAAAATTTATTTTGGTACGCCAGTACATGATGCTATAGTTGAGTATAATCGGTCAGATGATATAGCATTTAGGCATAAAGTTTATACTGAAGAAATACATGCTGCTTTCTTAAAGTTAGCAGAAAACATAATCAATACATTTAAGTTTAGTTACTTTGATTATGGTTTCAGAGATTTACAAGAAGAGGTTGTATCCAACCTTGTTATTAATATGCATAAGTTTGATGAGACAAAGGGTTCTAAAGCCTTTAGTTACTTTAGTGTTGTTGCTAAAAATTATCTTATACTGAATAACAATGCTAATTATAAAAAGGGTAAACTACATCGAGACATAGAAACCCTTTATGATATGGGAAATGAAGATGAATCGATGAATAAGTCAGCATCTCAAGATGTTTTTGAAAAAACAATAGACTATTTTGATGATAAAATAGATAAATTGTTTCCCAAAGAACAGGATAAAAAGGTTGCTGAGTCAATAATCTACCTCTGTAAGAACAAAGACCGTATAGATAACTTCAATAAAAAAGCCCTATACATCATGATACGAGAGATGACGGATGTAAAAACATCTAAAATAACTCAGGTATCCAATGTATTTCGTAAAATATACCCTAAAATACAAGAAGAAGTTATATCCAAAGGTCATATCAATGACCTAAACAGAACTGGATCCCTATAACTTTCTTTGCATTCTATATTTATTATTAGAATGTTATGGAAAAAGACTTTAATATATTTGACGGCAAGAACTTCTCTGATTTATCTAAAGAGATTTACGATAACTCAAAGTTAAAAAAGACTCAACTCGATCTTTTAATCCAAGAGGTACATGGTTACATTCAAGGAATAGAAGATATAGCATTGGTGGGTCCTATCATAAAAGAGTTGTTTGATGCGTCAATCAAAAACGATGATAACCTTTTAAAACTAGCAACAGTAATTCAACGGATTATGAACAAACAGGTTGATGCCGTTGATGACACCTCTTTATTAAGTGAGGATGAAAAGGAAGAATTGATGGCAAGTTTAGAAGATGCTGCTGCTTCACTACAAGGTAAATCGGATGAGATAGAATCTAGCATGACCAAAGTTAGAAAACAGGTGAATGAATAATGGCACATCATGTTAGACAAAATCCATTAAAGACAAATCAATTAGGATTACCTAATTTAGATACAACATCTTTACCTGAATTTACATTTCATCACGGACATGTAATAAAGGTTGTCAATGATGCTAGAGATTTAGATGGGTATGGCGTTAGCAATATACCAAAGGATGTCAGTCAATGTATTGTAATGACACCAACCTTTGAAGGGGTATTACCATCTGGCTATTTAAAGTCTCAAATATTTGCTCAACCTTTATTGAGAGGATTTTCTGATTCTATTGCTAGGGGGGACTCTGTATTATATATAAAAATAGGTGGCATATTTTTTTATTTAGGACCATTAAATACTACAAATTTTCCAAATAAAACTCCAGATCACCTGTATCAAACTATTGAAAATAAAAAACGATTAGATTATGATAAAACAAAAGATGCATCCGATGGTTATAATGGTGAGTATGTAACTACTGATATTAAAAAAGCAAATAAACCTAGAGACTATATTTTAGATAAACCGTTTGGGGTGGGTAGGGGTGAGCCAAATAGTCAAATTGATTTTGAGTCAAATTGGTCTGATTTACAACTTGAAGGGAGGCATGGTAATTCAATTCAATTAGGCTCTAGATTTGTTAATCCATATTTGACTTTAAAAAATAATAATAACGAAAATAATGTAGGATCTATTTTGGGAATGTTTAGTTTGGGTAGAGTTGATAATCATATACAATCATTTGAACAATTATCATATGATATAATAATTGATAAAGCAATAAACAACGAACAAGGTGATGAAAAATATAAAGGATTTCATATTGGTGCTGGTAATGATAATGATGAAAGATTTAACTACGATTATGCTGGATTAAAACCAAAACCAAATGAACAAACAGAATTTGACCAAGTTGTGTTGATATCAGATAGAATAACATTTGATGCTAATGTGAGTGATTTAACAATGTCTTCAGCAAAACACATAAACATAGGTGTGGGTGAAAACTTTATACTGAACACAAAAGGGTACTCAGTAATTGAAACAAAGAATATTTATATAGGTAAGGAAGCAAAAAAAAGAGAACAGCCTATGGTGTTAGGTGAGGAGCTGAGAAAGATGTTAGAAGACATAGTGAATATATTATCAAATGCTCATGCCCTTGTACAAGGTGTGCCGGTTCCACTCGTGGACAATGTAGGAGCTCCTCTGAGTGTTAATAAAATCATTAGTGGCACAACAAGAAGTTTAGAAGATATATTAAAAGATTTACAACAGGAAGAATTCAATCCTCAAATAAACGAAGAAAACAAACCAGTAGGAGATAGGACAACTGGAGGAACACCAATTTTAAGCAATCACCATTTCATAGAACCGAACAGGAGTTAAAATGAAGTTATCAGTATTTAAGAAGTTAATTAGAGATGTAATAAGAGAAGAGTTAGATTATAAATTTTCTCGACTTGAAAAAAAACTAGATGAAGTAGTAGTTAAGAGTAATATTAATAATAT